CTATTCGATTCATGAGAAAACGATTTAGACTTTTATCAATATATTTAGTAGATGGACATTGAAAAATTGTTTGCGGACGCGCGGCGCGACCCTACGCTTTTTTCACAACTCGACATAAACAGTATTTTAGATTCTTTAGAAAACACTTCGAATGACTATTTAGAAAATCAGAGCCTAGAATCATTACAAACCGCCGTGCGTGATGCATGCATGCGCGAAAAATTCCCGAAACTCGTGGTGAAATCCTTTTGTGAAAAACTGGCGGATTATCGATTTATTGACCAGATTCGCGATTTGCACAAAGGGAAACATGTGCGGTGGGTGCGTTTAGGTTCTGAACCGAAATTGACGAATGGTGGAATCGTGGTGGATATTAAATTTCTGGACAATGGGACCCATGTATTGACGAAAAACAACATGAATCATTTTGTGCAATATAAATTTGATGATTGTTTGACCTTTCAAAAATTGTCGGTGGGAGAACAATTGATTTTGATGGCTTATGAACATTTAGGTGATTGATTTGTGGTCACTTATGAACATCTAGGTGATTGATGTTGATGGCTTATGAACATCTAGGTGATTGATGTTGATGGCTTATGAACATCTAGGTGATTGATGTTGATGGCTTATGACTATTTAGGCGATTGATGTTGATGGCTTATGAATATTTAAGTTCGCCCAATTTCCCTATCAGGCGCAACAAAGTTCGATGAGTGTACAAATGCAACATTACCGATAAATCTTCATCGATATAATACAACATCGAATAAGCAAATCAAAAAAAATAAAAATATGTATATATAAATGGATCCCACGGTTAATAATAGTATTATTAACACAGATGATAAAGGTGGTTGTCGGCTGGCGGACTCTTCCAAATTAGGGAATGATCAAGGTCTTTCTATACAAAACCCGTTTGATGAAATTTATACAATATATACTGTTCATACAGACAAATTATTAACAGAAAATACCGATTTAAGTAAGTATAATAACAAATGTATAAATGACTATATACAGTTGATAAAAATATTTATTAAATTTTTAAATGATAATTCATCACAGCAAAATTTTACATATCAGTTTTTGTTTTTATATATTTCTTTTTATTTATATCAATCAGAGAATCATAAAGGTGGAACTATTACATACAAGGAATTTGAAAATATTCCAGGAAATTCACTACCAGAAGGCGCAATGAACAATAAAAATATAGTAATAATTGGCGGTGGTCCAAATGGATTGTATATGGCATTAATTTTAAAATTAATGGACCCGAGTTTAACAGTTATTGTATTAGAAGACAGAATAGATGATAATAAATTGAGAACATTGTCGCGTACAAACTGTATATGGGTAAAAACAAATATAAACAAAAAAGATAAACAAGAATATTGGAGGTGGGTTTTAAAAGAACAAAAAGAACACGAATCATTTGACACGTTCATAAAGAGTGATAATTATAAAAAGTTCGGTTATACCAATAGTGATTATGATATAATATCCGATGATGGAAGTATTGACGTGTTGAAACCAATAGAAAAAACATATAAAAACAATATGACAAATATTCGCCAGCTCGAGCTTGATTTAGCAAATAAAGCACAAAAAAAAGGCGTATTAATAATTCATACAAGAGATTCATACAATTCGTATATAACTGAACAAACAGCAGTTGTATTTGATTGCACTGGTGGTAATATTGGAAAAAAAGAAGATAAAGCAATATATCAAGAAACATATCAATATCATGTTGACAATGCAAAACAACCGATTGGTGCAGGAATAAATATAAACTCATTTAATTTTATTAGTAAAGATTCTGCAAAAATACCATTCGTTTGTATAGGTGACTCATTATTCAGAGGAGATTATACAGCTGGATTTGGTATTAACACAAATTTTACATTAACATATTTTATTGCAAGGATATTCATAAATAACATAAAATCTGCTGATATAAATAGAATCGAACCTGATATAAATAGAATCGACTCTCATGAAAAGAATACTAAAACATGTTATGGTAATTTTTGCAGTTTGTTTAAAGGATCGAGTAATTCAGCTGAATTACCCCTACAGAATGGCGCAAATTCAAATCTTCGTCAATATACAAAAAAATATGGTATGTATAATAAATATAAGATAGTTAAAAAAATAGAAAAAACACATAAACTAAAACAACGGCGAAAAACAAAACATAAGAAACCAAATGGAAAAACCAAACGTAAAACGTAAGACTCTTACACTATTTCGGCAAATAATTTTTTCGACTTTGTTTTCCCACAGTTTTCGTGCGCCGGCGCGTTTTCACTTTGAGCGTCGTCAAATAAAAAAACTCCTTGATATAATACATGATTTTTTGCGAAACCTTCGTATGAATCTCATAGTCCGGCGACAAATGATAATGCCGATTCGACAATTTCGCCATCAACACTGATTTGTTCGAAAAATAGTGCGGCATCATTTTGAGAGCGCGTGAAGCAATCTCTTCCGCAGAAAGAGCGTGATAATACTGAAATGGCTGTATGTAATAAATTTTGTCAGTGTTCATGTTTTCGTGATATACATCATCAATAAAACAGATTTCCGTAGATTTAGGCAAAAGTGTGCATTTGATAAAATCGCCATGGGTTTTCTGATGCGAGGTTCGTTCCGGTTCAATGATTTTATCACCCACCTTGAATGCGCAAATCGTCTGGTCAAATAAGTCTCCCCCTATTTTTTCGGCAAAATACTTGGTAATGAACTGCGGAAGGGTCGGTGAATAACGATTGTTGGTATACAAAAAAATACGCGCACAATGCCCCTTTTGCTTTTTCTTGTATAAATATTCCAATATCGTCATTATCCCACATCGCAGAAATTCCGGAAAACAATCGAGTATCACACAAAAGTCGGAAAATTCTTGCGAACTAGAACATTGCCACAAGGCGACTAATGCCGAGAACTCACCGAGAGTTTCATCTAAATCTAGCGCAATGACTTTGGATGCTTTTTCAATTTTTGAACCCTTTGAATACCCACTCTTGTATATTTTTACTAAATTCGCCATACATATATTGTATATACAAAACAATATAGAATTATTACATCTAGTAATCTTAGTGAAATTACCATGATAACCACTGGGTCTTTTTATACCTTAGATGCTATACAAAAGATTATGATGTATGAACCACCTTTTTCATTGCCACATGCAATTGTCAATCTAATTCGCGGCCTAGAAAACGAGATTGACCACGTATCATTAGATAAACCCGCGCAACCGCGCCTAAGAAAAAAAACGACGGGGTCGAATGTGCGAAAAATGGATGAGCCGTGGGAAGCACAACCTGTGCTAAAGGCCACCGTTTTAGAAGTGGCAAAAGAGGGATTCGAAAAACAATTAAGTGATATACGAATTCATTTAAATAAATTATCGACAAAAACATACAGCAATATCCGGGACAAAATCATGGAAGAAGTGACTGTCATTCTTCAAAACGAAGAAGTTGCCGAAAAAATCGCCGAATTTATATTTGAAGTCGCCAGTTCGAATAAATTCTATTCCGAACTCTATTCGCAATTATACAAAGAACTGGTGGAAAAATTCCCCATATTCGAGACGGTTATTTATGCATTTTTAGACAAATACATGGACAGCATACAAGGCATCATCGTCGTCGACCAAAATAAAGATTACGATGCATTTTGCGAAAACAACAAAACAAACGAAAAACGGAAAGCGACGGCGGTCTTTATCGTCAATTTATTAAAAAATAATGTTATCCCGTCGGAAAAGGTCATGTCCATCATCATTGCGCTGCAAAATTATGCGACTGCATATATCGAAGAAGAGGGGAAAACGGGGGAAGTCGACGAAATCACCGAGAATCTGTTTTTGTTCATTACCATGACATCCGATGCGCTAAAACGCGAGCCACTATGGATTTCGACAATCGAGCCGAATATCCGCACATTCGCGAGTCACAAGGCAAAGGATAAAAAGAGTTTATCGAATCGCGCGGTCTTCAAATACATGGACATTGTGGAAAAATTCCTTAAATAATTCAGCGTTTTACACCCTAGAAAATTCATCCGTCGTGCGGATTGAATTCAAGGGTGTAAAATCTTTATCGGTCTAAGCAAATAACGCGTTCGCGCGGTTTTCGCAATAAAACGGATGGTGACTTTTTCATTGCAATAAATATTGATAATTTGTGTAGCATAGGCAAGTTCAATATCAAATTGGTCGCGCCTACGCATGATGAGTCGTTCGGCGCCTGAAAATGGTTTCCGGTCATAGTCATCCGGGGAATAGGTTTCATAGACCTGGGTCAACGTTTCACTCCATTTGACCTTACTATAACTATTCAGAAACTCCATGATACTATCGCGAACACTGTGAATGATATTTACGACGGGAGGTTTATGTGCAATATAATTCGTAATATCTCCGGCACGCATTGAATAGGTTCGTGATATGTGTATGCAATCATCACAATCTTCCATTGTTATATGCGGATATTTTACTATTACAAGTTATCTAAAGTGCTAAATGAATTACTTTCTGGTAATTTGGGATTCCATGCCTAAACCACAAATCATATTATGTTGTATAACATGATTTTTTAGAGACCATCGTTTTATTGCGAAAAATCGCGGCAATAAATATAGAACGAATAATATATAAACAATCATATGGTATCATCTTTATTACATGACAAGATTACATATGATGAATCGGCTCCTATGAACAAGGATGTATTACACAAATCGTATTCGGTATATGAAATGCCTCTCCATGGCCATCACATCAACTTTGTGATAGGTCCAGCCGATTATAAATATACCGACAAACATGTCATCTTTTATCCAATATATTTAGTGCACAATGATAAAATAAAGGCGCAAATCGGGGTGTATGAAATCGACGCAAACGCAGCCATTACTGTGCTAGACAAGGACGGTGACATAGATGTAGATATGTTTTCCGACCCATTGTTATTTTCTTTTGTCACCGAACAATTCATTCAAAAAGCCACTGCAAAATCTGCTGTGCATGAACCAGTTGCTGAATCCGATGATGAGCCCGAATCCGACGATGAATATTTATCGGCCAAAATGGTCGCGGCTGACCAATCGATGGAAGCCGTCAATATCGACGACATTGAAGCCGACGAAACCGAACAAGCACTTACGCTAAAACCTCGCGCAACCCATGACAAAAAAAGTGTTATAGAATTGTCTGCGAAAGATGTGTTTGAACGCAATCCTCATGCGAAAATGCCGGCCATTCTAAAGGAGGAAACCGAGGCCGATGCGGAAACCGAGAAAAAGGCGTTCAAGAAATCGTCGAAGAATTTGTGGATTGAGAATTACATGAAAAATAATCACTATGGCATTGTGGAAACCGAGATGAACGGAGACTGTTTCTTCGGGATGGTGCGCGAGGCGTATGCGCAAATCGGTCATGTGACCAATGTCGAAAAATTGCGTGCGTTGGTGGCGCAAGAATTGACCGACAGTGTCTTTCAAGAGCATCTGTCCTTGTATAAGGGATTTCAACACGAAATCGACGAACTCGACAAGGAACTCGAATCCATGAAGGCCACGAATGCCTTGTATGCAAAACGTATGCGAAAAACCATGGAGAAAGTGGTGCGCGACGAATTGATTTCCGAAGCCGAAAAACTCAAGGCGCAATACAAAGAAGCAGTGGCGGAGCGCAAAACGAAAGTGGCATTGCAAACCGAGTATGTCGGATATATGCACAATATCAAAACGCTAGAGCAATTCCGCGAATATATCAAGACCTCTGGTTTCTGGGCGGACACGTGGACGATTTCCACACTGGAGCGCATTCTCAATGTGAAATTTATCATCATGTCGGAACAAGAATATGACAATGGGTCGCTGGCCTCTGTGCTCAATTGCGGCGAAATGAATCGGGCAATCGAAGAGCGCGGTATCTTTTCCCCCGAATTCTATATTATTGCGACATATAGCGGTGACCATTATCGCTTGATAACCTACAAACACAAACGCATCTTTACTTTCCGTGAAATACCCTATGGCTTGAAAATACTCATTATCAAGAAATGTATGGAGCGCAATGCAGGTGTGTATTGGTTGATTCAAGAGTTCCGCAATATGAAGGTGGCTTTAGGCATCGACCCTGATGTCGGAAAACCGGTCGAGAACGACGACGAAGATTTAGGCGATTTGTGTGATAGTGATGTGGTATTTGTCTTTGGGGAAAAGGCATCCACGGTTGCGAAACCGGGGAAGGCTTCGGGGGAGAAGATTGCAAAAGCGAAAATGCCCGACTATGTAGATTTAGCGAAAAACAAGGACTGGCGGCGCAAACTGGACGACAAATGGACCGGTATGGTGATGACGATTGATGGTGCGAAATGGGCGTCGGTCGAGCATTACATGCAGGCGGCAAAATACACGAAGGGTTTCCCCGATTTCGCCGCATTGTTTAGCCTCGATTCGGGGAATAAAATCGGCACCGATGTGAAGCTGGCGGTGGCGGCGGGCGAAGAGGGAAAACAGGGGAAAAAAGTATTGCGCCCGGCAAATGTGAGCGCCGATGCGGATTTCGCCCTAGGTCGCAAAGAAGAAGAACGGAAAATCGCCTTAGAGGCAAAGTTCTCACAAAACGAAGATTTGAAACAACTATTGATGGCCACCCATCGAGCGCAATTGTCTAAATTCGTGGATTCTGACGACGCGGTGGTGGATGTGCCATTGATGCGAGTTCGGTCACAAAAAGCACAAAATTGAAAGGCTTTTACCACAATATCTATAACACCATCTTAACCAAACAACTACTCGAAAAATGAACTCTCAACAACCAATCACCGAAAACTGGATGAGCATGTATGTGCCATGTATTCCACCAGACATGATGCTTGATGGAAAACGATTTAGCACCATTGAAGACATTACCGATTTCTTTGAAAACAAACTTTGTATCGGAAAAGTCAAGCGCGTCGATTTAATCACCAAACCTCGCGGACATACGAACATCCTAGCCGCATTTGTCCATTTCGATTGCTGGTATCACACCAGTGAAGACATGCGAAAATTCATGATGGGTGATGGAAACGGACAGTGCAATATTCATGGGTATTTTAAACGAATCAATGAAGACGACCGTGGCGAACATCGCAATTTCTATAGTTCGCAAAATCGCAGTTTCGGTCGTTATTTAACTTGCAAAATCAACACCAACCCAATTCCGGAAATTGCGCCGATGTTAGCCTCTGAACTCAATGTTCATCAACTCGTTCATGCGCTCGAAGTCGCTCGTGAAACGATTGCCGAAAACGAAAAACGTTTAGAAGAGCAAGCTAGACGTATTGCCGAACTAGAGCAATTATTGGGTCCGATTGTCTTAGATAACAAGGGTCCGATTGTTGCGGATGTCATGACTCCGATGACCATTGACGAACTAGATGTATCAGGCAATCAATATATGGGTCACAACAAATCATCATACGTATAAAATCAATAAAAACAAACCATAAAAAATACAGGCCTAAGTGCTTGTATTTTTTACACTTGCAGATGTATGACTGCATCTTTCGAATAACCTTCGGGGTCGCGAACCGCTTCCCCTGTCCATGGTTTACGCAATAAACTAGACTCACCCGGCTCGCCAAACACTTGGAGTTGTTTTGGATAAATCACATTGCCATGTTCATCGCGATTTAATTTGGTATAATACAACATGCGCATTTCACCGCAAGCCACGGCAAATTTATAAGTTACTCCATACAATTCACTACATATGTGACAATGCATTGTCCATGAAGTGGCTACTGGTTGTTTTCTGCGCGTTTTCGCAGACATCCTGTAATTTACAGGCATAAAAAATAAAAGGGGTGTCTAGTTAGTGCACAAAGACAAAGCCATCGGTTGCCATGATTGTTTGCAATGCATGCATTTTTATTGGATGGTTTACATATTCATGCAAATACATTTCGCCTAAATCTTCAACTTCAAACATTCCAATCACCATTTCGAATACGTCGTCGTCGATATAGTCGGTTGTCTTTTTCAACCATGTGCAAAAGGATTCGTCTTTGTCCGATTTTTTGTAATCCTGATAGTGCTGCATCGTTTTTTTCAACGAATGATTCGTTTCCGACGAATAATCCGTCCCCGACAAAATGGCGATTTGCTGAAACGTCTTGAAATCCATCCCTAAATCACCTAATATCGCAGAGGTGTCATAGAACATGATGTTATGATTCATCATGCTCAATTGCCGAAACACCCGCGGACAACCGTAGACAAACATGTCCATGTCGTCGCTCATACACCCCCAGGCTTTACCCGACTTCACCAGTTGCACACACAAGACGTCGGCTTCGCCTTCTGCACATATATAATGCACCCCATACGCATCCATCAATTCTTTTGCCTGATATAATTGGTCAAAGGTAATCGATGTCATTTGCTTTTTCAGCGCTTCCAGTTCTTTGAGTAGTTCTGCGTCGACTTCGGATTGCCCGTCCATGGCTTCCTTGAGTAGCTGGTATTTTTCTTCGGCTTCGCGTTTCAGCAATCGCCGTTTCAACAACAGCTCGCGTTTTTCGGCCGGGGGCTTTCCGTCAAAGACGAAAATCGGGATGATTTGATAATGTCGCAATAGCGAAATCATCAAATACAAATGTTCTAGTAGCGCATTTCCAGCGACAAATTTATATAAATAAATGCTAATGTCGATGGCCACAATTTTATTGGCGAGAACATTTAGATGAATTTTTTGAATACTGGTTTTTTTACAATGGTCCAGTAGATACCGATTTAAATGTTGAATCCCCATGATGGGTTGTCGCGTTGTGAATGATTTGTGGTGTGTGGTTGCAGGGTAGTGTTATAGATTTGAATTTTCAATTTTATGGTATTCACATAGATGCTTCGGCTTCGGCTGCCATGGCTGCTTGAATGGTTGCTAAATCAACGACTTCATTCGATTGTGGTTCTTGTGGTTGTATGACTGGCTTCACCGTTTTTGCAATATATATTTCATAAAAATCAATGACTCTCTTTACGCCCAACCATGTTGCAGATGCATCTAAAGGCAAACGTAGGGGTTCCTTTTCATGTTGTAATACTAATTCAACCACGCCTTGTTCGTTGGGCACCGTCTCATAAGAGTGACCCGGTCTGTATTTTTGAAGTAGCGCAAGGATAAGCTCGTGGTTTTCCATCATATAGTTAGTATTCATTTGTTTGTCTAAATTGTTTTTATCACTATATATTAACTATGAAACCCATCAGTGGAGAACTTCAACGCTATATTCAAAAATACTACAAAATCCCCTATGAAAACGTCAAGCAACATACGAAGTTCTCCCATATGCAAAAAAAGTTCATCAATGATTTACATCAAGACATTATGCAAGGTCATTTAGAGTGGTTTCAAAACATCAAATCCATCGTGGATACGAAAATGATTCGTGATGCAAAACAGTCTGTTCACTATTCCTATATTCCAGAGGATTTTCGATTGATTATCGAGAACCTATTGTCGCCGCAAAAAACCTATGATTTTTCCATATATTCGCGCAAGTTCTCCGTCGTCTTTTATGCGGACACAGACAAATCGTTTATGGAAACAAAATGGCTCAAATGCTTGCAGAAAATGTATATATGGTTATACATTGCATCAAAATATGCGTCGTCAAAATGTTCTCGAAATTTAGTGATATACATGTATTTGACACCCGCTAAAAAAATGCTTCCGACAGACAATGTCGAGATCGGACGAACACATGCAAATACGGCCTTTACGACGGCTTGCACGACGACCACCGAAATCCACATTTACCGCGAAGAAGAATGGTTTAAAGTCTTTATCCACGAAACCTTTCATTCTTTAGGCCTCGATTTTGCAAATATGCCATCCGGACTCGAACACAAAATCAATCAACTCTATGGTTTATCGAATAGCGTAAACGACATTCGGCTCTATGAATCCTATACCGAAGTGTGGGCGGAATTGATACACACCTGTATGATAGTGCATTATCAAATGATTCAGCACAAGGGAGCGGAGAACGTGAAAACTCTCGGGTATTTCGCCGAAAAAGTGCGGGATTATCTGTGCTACGAAATCACATTTTCTATGATACAATGCAGCAAAGTATTAAGACATTATGGTTTGTGTTATAGGGATTTATGTGAGGCTTCGCCCCATAGCGGCGTTGCTAGCAAGTATCGCGAGGCGACGCCCGTCTTCTCCTACTATGTCTTGAAATCGCTACTCTTATTTTTTGCGAATGATTTTATAGAATGGACCATGATACACAATCGCGGTTCATTCGATTTTACAAAAACTCCGGGTAACGTGAATGCCTACATCACATTTATCGATACGCATCGGACAAATGCGACATATTGCCGCATCATGGCCATGATTGATACCCTGTATCGGAACTGCCGAAGCGTTCAATCGACGGGTTCAAATACAATGCGTATGACACTGTTTGAAGATTAGATTTCGAGTTGTTTGAATTCTTTCCAGGAGATTTTTTTGCCTTCGATGGGGGCTGGCGGCTCTTCTTTCGGATATTCCTTGTCAATACTTGCACCACGGCGTAGCGCAGCATCTACATAAAGCTCCTTGAGTATTTTGCCCACCATGACGGAACCTTCATGTTGGTCTACCTTTCCATCTTCGATTAATTTTAATACTGTTAATAATTGGGTCATAATGTCTAAATCCAGCTCGTCCTTGAGGACTTTGTTGAAAATATCCGTGTAGTTGCTAAATAAAAACCAGGCTTGTTGCTGACACATGTTCATGAATGCTTGAGGGTCGGAACCGCGCAAATGCCCGTCTGTGCGTTTCAGATTTTCCAGCGCACGAATGTCGTCGCGGATTTTGGTGCTGTGTTTTACTTTGCGAATATGGTCCGTATTGTTTTCGCAATCGGAATTGTCGAGCAATTTCTTCAAATTTAGTTTTTCCTCACTATTCATGTCCTATAACACAAAAGGGACCATGTCTTTATGTGTTTTGACATGGAACTAAATATATAAGAATCTTATAATGGATACTCTTTTAGACGCTTCGCCGACCGAACATACAATTGCCGTGATAATACTGGTAATTCTGGCAGGAATCTACTGGTATATCACCAAATCGGCAAATATGCAAGAATTTAGGGACAATGTTCTCTACTATAAAAACAAAGTGCTAGTCAATACGTTTGTCAAACGCGACGGAATGGTTTTAGCGACAAAAGAACCGTCGTGGTTTGTATCCCTCTTAGAATTTTATGGATTGGTGTAAAAGGATACAAAGAGATGAATCCAATGGGTGGTAGACAAATGATTCCGGGAAACAAGTATACATATCGATTTTTGTCGAACATTCATAATGTTTTCGCGAATGATGTGATTCTTGGATACGAACAATATGAAACTGAAGGATGGTTTATTGGTATGACGTCCGAAACGAATTATTGTATAATGGTGAGTGAATATGGCAATAATTATCGCATTCATTATGTGGTGAAGGATTCGTTAACGATGCGTCAGTGCAATATGGATGACAATGCGCGTCGATATTCGTCGTGGCTGGG